TTTGGACTTCGTATCAGCGACCTTCGCTCTCTGCGCTTCACTCACATTATCAATGATGATTGCACTTTCCGTGACCGGTTCCCCATTCTGGAAAAGAAGACCCGGAACACACGCAAGCATCAGCGCAACCGCTACATCACCATTAACACCGCAGTTGTCGAAGCTGTCACTCTGTACCTTGAGAACACTCCGAACGTTCGCCTAAGTGACTATATGTTCCGCAGCCAGTCCAATAATGGAGTAAACGAGAATAAGCCCATCAGCAAACAAGCCGTTGACTCAATGCTCAAAGGCATTGCTCGTGACCTTGGACTTGGTAACCGTATGGCAACTCACTCATTGCGTAAGACCTTTGCTTATCATCAGATGGTGATGAGTGGTAATGACCCTCGCAAACTCCTGCTTCTCCAGAAGATGTTCGGTCACTCGACCGCTGCTCAGACTCTGGACTACATCGGTATCACCAGCGAAGAAATTGATGAAGCATACCGGAACCTCAATCTCGGTAGCATCAACCACAACTATCTGGTCGATAGCGACATCGGAGAAAGTGAGTCTCTGATGGCATAATCCATCACCCATTGCACCTTGACAACTTCATACCGCCAAAACAAAAAAAGACACAGCGTGTGTCCTAAACGTTTTCTCAAAGCCTTGTCTCACAACGGTTTCACACCTCCAGCCTTATAAAGAGAATTGGGGGATACCTTCAAACTATTTGAAGAGCCGTTCAAAATAAGTTACAGGCGCCGCATTGATAGCGACGGTATAGCCAGCCGAGCGCCCTTTGTGTGTCCTAAAATTTTCGTACCCCACTAATTCCAAAGAAAGGTCGTGATTTCTATACGAAAGACTATCCATAAAGGTGGTGCTTACCACCGATGAACACCATCACTGTTGTCGATGCCCGAATGGGACGTGGTAAATCCTCCGCTGCCATTCGTTATATGAACCGCTATAAAGACTCCAAGCGGTTTCTCTACATCACCCCATATCTGGACGAGGTAGGGCGCATCTGCGAACGTTGCGATTTCGACCAGCCAGACAGTGACCACATGAGCAAATCTGCTGAATTGAAACTCCATATGCGAATGGGGCATAACGTAGCTGCTACCCACTCGCTGTTTTATTTGATGGACGCAGAAGCTATGGAGCTCGTCCGCCAACAGCATTATTCGTTGATTGTGGACGAAAGCATTCAAGTAATCGAACGCCTCAATATCTCTCAGAAGGACTTCGAGCTAATCCTGTCCCAGCTCGCCGTAGAGCATGAGGATGGACGTATTGAGTGGACAGACGATGCATACACCGGTCGCTTTTATGACTACAAAGAAATGTCCCGATACGGGGTCTTTGTTTCGCTTAAACAACTCTTTACTGAACATCCTCAACCCAGATTTACTTCGTTCCTTCGAGGAAGTGTTCATGCTGACGTACCTGTTCGATGGACAGTACCAGAAAGCATATCTTGACTTTTTTGGTTTTAACTATACCGTCGTCGGTGTCGAGACAGATGAGAACGGATATCGCTTCTCCGACCACCCAGACGCGCCGCCGCCTCTGGATTACCGAGAGTTGATTCACATCATTGATGACGCCAAGCTTAACTCAGTTGGCAATGACAAATATGCCTTGTCAAAAGGGTGGTATGACCGAAGGCGCTATGATGACCCGGATATTCGCAAACTAAGAAACGGTCTGAAGAAATTCTTTCAGAGTATTCCAAACGGTGGGAGTGAGACGCGCCTGTGGGCTTGTTTCAAAAGTGATGTCAACAAACTCGTTGACTCTCGCACTGGACGTTTCCGAAATAACTTCTTACAGACGAGCGCCAGAGCGACTAACCAATATAAAGACCGAACCGATATCGCATACTTGGTAAACCGATTTGCAGACCCCAATATTATGAGTTTCTTTGCCAAGCAGGGTGTAACAATTAACCCGGAGCACTTCGCTTTGTCCGAAATGCTTCAATGGGTATGGCGTAGCGCCATTCGAGATGATAAGCCCATCAATCTATACATACCGAGCAGACGCATGAGAGAGCTGCTCATTGACTGGATTAACACTACAAACCAAGGAGGATACCCGATTGAATAAACGATACCACCGACCGCTGCCAGAGGATTATCTCGTGGAGGAGCGTGTTCCATATACATACGAAGATGCCGACCTGCTAAATGACGATGAAGCCCTCGAACGGTTCATTGAGAGCGAGCGGTTTGCATTCCGCGAGGAATGGTTCCGTTATGTAGAAGAGAACGAGTAACTTACGCCATATCAACATAATTAAATAAAATACGAAGTGAGGTGACCCATACTGGCTAAACAGTTAGTATGTCAGAAATACATTTTCAAGCTTCATAGCAGCCGCCTGCGAAAGGCGAAGTGGAAGCTTACGCTCCCCATTGCAGAGGCAAGAAAGAATGACGAGGTAATCTCCCTCGCCGACAGTCAGGTGCTCCGCTGGTTGGACGAACTAAACGGCATCACTGATGCCGAAACGCAGGCGCGGAAAATCAAAGGAGAAATCAAGCGGCTTCGTAAAGAGCCGAATAGCGTTCCAAATCGTCGTCAAATCAAGAAGCTGTACGCGCAACTGGACGATATCCAGTTTAAGCCGGACTATCTCTGCGTCATCATCGACAAAGAGAAGGACTACCATCGAGCTTGCCGTGGATTTAGCATTAACGGTCTTCGGTATCAGCGGTTACTTGGAACGAATGGCGGCGTCAAGAACGAGACTATCGTGTTCATCAGCGAACGCCATGCCGATGAGATTCGCCGCCGCATTGACAATGGTCGCAACACGGAAAAAGAAATGGTACCTGCCAAACTGGAGGCGTATAAGGCACTTACCTGCAGTGCATCAATCCCTGTGTCAGTTCCGCATGGCATTCTCGTTGTTAGTGACTGTGAGACCGAGTTCTTGTCGGATATCATCTATCTGAACGATGAGCAGGACGGAGAGCCAATCATGGAAGAGCGTAAGCAGGTCATGGTGCAACTCAATGAATCCGATGGATACGGCTTGATGCTCCCATCACTTGCTGCCCGATGGGGTGAAGAGCTTGGCTTAGACTACCTCGTCAGCGGCGTGAACACACGTTTCTCTTGGGAGAAGGGCATGGTCTTCACGTTCGACTTTTTGGATTTCGCAGAAAATGTCGCTGAGAACTATATTGTTAAAGACGCTTGGGGTAACGATGTGGACATTCGTAATGTTGAGCTGATTCTTACCACGTCCATGCTGAAACTGTGGGACTCCTACGATAGCTGTGACGATTATGTAAGCAACTGCTTGGCAAACGGTTACACCTTTGGCATCGCCAAGACTTGCCCAAAGGAACTTGAGTCTGAGCGGACATTGAACTATCAATTCATTCAGAGCTACGAGCTGAGCGACGATGACATTGAGCAGCTTATCAAACCGACGATGGATGAGATTCGAGACGTTCTTTATGCGGATTGGGCAAAGACACTGCTGTTCTTAAAGGGTGCTGGCTTGAATGAGGATAATATTGACCGCGTTGATGACGACTACGTCAAGGCGATTATGATTGAACCGCAGATTTTGAACGACCCTTACGTCCAGAGCAGTATCTATCAGATGATTCGTAATCGCATCAACGAAGCCAAGGTCGGCGTGCTCAAAGTACATGGGAACTATTCCATTGTCTCCGGCGACCCATTCTCACTGTGTCAACACATCTTCGGGCTGGAGGTTACCGGACTTCTGAAATCTGGTGAAATCTACAACAAATATTGGTGCGACCAGCACGCCGAACGGCTTGCCTGTTACCGTGCACCAATGACCTGCCATAACAACATTCGTCTTGTATTCCCACACCGCAGCGACGAGGCATCTCACTGGTATCAATACATGACGACCTGCACGATTTTCAACTCGTGGGACACTGCCGCCCATGCGCTCAATGGCATGGACAAAGATGGCGACCTTGTAATGCTTACCAATAACAAGGTGCTTGTTGATAATCTGAAAGTGCTCCCCGCTCTTATGTGCGTCCAACGAAAAGCAAAGAAGAAAATTGTCACCGAAGCAGACGCCATACAAGCCAACATCGATAGCTTCGGCGATGATATCGGAAAGACCACAAACTGGATTACCTCAATGTTCGATGTGCAGGCGCAGTTCCAGAAGGGTTCCAAGGAGTACGAGGAACTTGACTATCGCATAAAGTGCGGACAGCTTTTTCAGCAGAATGCCATCGACAAAGCGAAAGGCATTATTGCCAAGCCGATGCCTCGTGAGTGGCACGACCGACATAGCGCCAATACAATCGAAGACCCGGAACGGCGCAGATTCTATCAGCGTCTCGTCGCAGACAAGAAGCCATACTTCATGCGTATTATCTACCCTGCTTTGATGAAGCAGTATAACACATACATAAAAAACACAAACAAGAATGCCATGCGCGAGTTCCAGATGACGATTGATGAAATGCTGGAGATGCCGCGCTCCGAATTGAGCGAACGGCAGAAAGATTTCCTTCGCTACTATGAGAGCCGGATGCCAGTGGGCAACCACGACTGCGTGATGAACAGAATCTGCAAGCGCTTCGAGAAGGAGTTCGATGGCTATCTTGGTCGCCACAATGCCGATGTTGACTTTGACTACACCGTGATGAAGAGTGGCATTGAGTATAGCAGAACGCAGTACAACGCCATCTTGAAACTCTACGAGAACTATAACAAGCGCTTGCGCAGTTATGCCGTCTTTGCCAACTACGAGAGGGTCGATGAGTATGATACGTTCTCCCGCATGATTGAGATGCGCTCCGAGTTCGAACAAGAATGTGCCCGCGTTTGCTCCAACCGCTTTGTGCTATGCGACATTGTTCTGGATATTTGCTATAAGAAGAGCTCGACCAAGCGCTTCGCGTGGGAAATGTGCGGTGGCGAAATCATCCAGAACCTTTTGGATAAGCATAACGGGGTTATCTCTTACCCGACGGTTGACCCCGCTGGGGATATCTTCTTCTGCGGTGACAGATTTTCATTACAACAAAAAATGATTGGAGGGACGCTATGAGCATTGTTCTTAACGAATATGACTGGGCAGAAAAAATGATTGCCAACCATGACCTTGGTAAGAAGCCGATTGAGACACTGAGTCGTGTGTCCAAGTATTATTACGAGAATCACTACAGCAAAAGGGAGATTCGGAGTCTGCTCGACTCCTTCATGCTACAGTGTGACCCTTCTGCTTCACTTGTTCATTGGTCGGATATGCTTGATAAAGTTGCAAAGAACGTAAGCAAGTTTCCACTCATCCGTCTGGACGGTGTGGACATCACCAGAGAAGAGCTCGCCAAGATTGAGACGCTTGAAGGTAAGCAAATCCGGCGGTTGGCGTTCACGCTTCTCTGCGTTGCAAAATATTGGGACGCCGCTTCCGACCGGAACAATGGTTGGGTGAATACTTCGGACAAAGAGATTATGCAGATGGCGAACATCAATACCTCCATTAAGCGCCAGAGTTTGATGTTTGCCGAACTGCGTGATGCCGGGTTCATTCGCTTTTCTAAAAAAATCGACAACCTGAATGTCCAAGTGCAGTTCATTCAAGCTGGTGAGACGGCGATACATATCCAAGACTTCAGGAACCTTGGTTACCAATACCTCAAGTATTACGGTGGCGCATATTTCGAGTGCGAGAATTGTGGACTGACTGTAAAAGCACAGTCACCTGCAAAGGGTCGCCCGCAGAAGTATTGCCCCAGTTGCGCTGTCGAGGTTAAGACCCGTCAGACTGTTAATGCAGTAATGCGATGTAGAAGCGCCTTAAAGAGTTGATTATAAAACTCGAATTGTTAGAAATAAATACCCCCATCAAACCGTTGTGGCACAATGCTTTGAGGCGTGTTTGATGGGGTGTATGTATGAATGATAAAAGACAAAACATAAAACTATTTTGAAGAAAAGGATGATTTTTAAGTGATTGCAATTACCGCCTCAGAAAAAGAAGCCATTCGTGAGAAGTTTCCTCGTGTTCATATCGTTCGCACGATGAAGCAAGATTCCAAACGGCACCACTACTACATGGTTGAGGATGGCGCTCCTATGAAGCTGCTCCGCAGTTTGCGTGGACTGGAGCGTGTTCACGACAAACGAAAGGGAGTGTAAACCATAGCCAGCACAGCAAGCTATAAAGAGATGCGTGACATCGTAATTGGTAAGCTGGTTGACCGCACCATCGACGATGACTACGCAGAACTGAGTGAGCGTCTGTTTGGTGATGGTAACTGTTTTAACTCAAGCGAAGTCCGCAAAAGAATGTATGGCATGAAAGCCATCATCGAAGCCATCGAGCGGGATGGCGAAGCTACTATTCAGGACACGGACGCATTGTCTGCATTGGATAGCAAACGCATTGAGCTGCTCAAAGAACGTCAAAAGTTCTTTGACCAACGCAATGCTTTTAACAAGCTGATTCGTGAGCGTTCCCGGCAAGAAGAGCTGAATGAGATTCTTGTGGACGCAGTAAAGAGCGGCAATTTGCCACAACTCGAATACGAGCCATGCCATATCCAGCCGTCCGATAACGACCTTCTGGTTAGCTTGAATGATATCCACTATGGAGCCAACGTCGATAACCATTGGAATACATATAACTCTGATATCTGCCGCGAGATGATGTGCCATTACTTAGACAGAATCATTGCTATTGCCGAAACGCATGGAAGCGAGAACTGCATTGTCTGGTCGAACGGCGATGCTATTAGTGGAAATATCCACCAGTCCATCGCTATTACGAACAAAGAGAATGTGATTGAACAAATCAAAGGCGTATCCGAGTTGATTGCCGAATTTGTTGCCGAACTCAGTAAGCATTTCTCCACAGTCACATTTGTGAGCGTTGCGGGTAATCATAGCCGTATTACGCCAAATAAGGATGATGCGCTGCTCAGTGAACGGTTGGACGATATTGTTGAGTGGTATCTTGGCGCCCGTCTCCAAAATTTCGAGAATGTGATTATCGGGACAACAAGTGATGCTGTCAAGATTGATAACACTATGTATCTGATTAACATTCGCGGGAAAATGTATTGTGGTGTTCACGGGGACTTTGACGGTTCTGCAGGCAAAGTTCAAACATTGCAGACAATGGCACGAGTCCCGTTATATGCCGTGCTCTCCGGTCACTTGCATCACAACAGGATTGATGAAGTCCAAGGTGTCAAAACCGTCATGGCTGGCAGTTTCCTTGGTATGGACGATTATTGCGTCCAAAAGCGAATTTTCGGTAAGGCAGAACAGTTGGTTTGCGTCTGTGACACAAACGGCATTCGTTGTTCTTACGGAGTACCCCTTTAACGATGCACAAGGGTTGCCCTCACCGGGGCAACCCTATTTACATATTCCTCTTTAGCTCAGTTGGTAGAGCAGCGGAC